ATGTTCCGTCCGCTTTGGACTGCACCGCCGACACGAAACCTGTATTCAGCGTGGCGTTTCCAAAATTGCGGGGCAGGAAGAACATTTTACCGTCTGCCGTGGTATAGTTCTGAGCAAAGGTGGCGTACTCATCTTTTGCAGTACCGTCCATAATCTTTGCAACATTGGAATAGGTAGCTTCCGCGTTTGCGCTTGCCGCCGCTTCGGGAATGAAGTTGGACTTAATCTGAATACCGCCCATACGAGTCTGTGACAAAACGCACCGACAGGCATTTGCGATAATCTGCAACGCTTCCTTATGCTGAACACGAGGAATAGGGTTTTTGCTTTTCAGATTTTTCAACTGCGGGTCGATATAATAATCGGTCAGCCCCGCGTCAGCCAGTACCTCAAGAGCCAAATCGTAATAGCTCTTACCCGCACTGCGATACAACCCCTTATAGAACTCTGCGTCCATACTGCGGAACACATCTTGACAGCGGATAGTGGCGGTGTAATCGTCCGACTCCCACTCCGAACACAACAGGCGGTTTCCGCGAATCCACTCGACCTCCCCTGTAGGGAGCTGATAGCCGTAATAGATTTCCATTTCCTGTCCTGTCTCAAGGAAGTTGATAGCGGACTTCGGGTTGTCTACATTGAAGTAGTGGTCGTAGTTCTTGAGTTGTACCGAGAAATCAATCTGCGGCACATCTGCCCCGATGGGGGAAACATAGCTCTCAAGGGAAGAAGCCATTACGGAATCGTTATAGTACACGAGACCGTAACCGAATCGGATAGAGTAGATACGCACTCGGCTATGGGGGTTCTTCATACTGTAAACGACCAGTTTCACCGAGGTTGTATCTGTCAACACTTCTTCGGTGCTGAACAATCCCTCCGCATTATTACGAAACTCGACAATCTGTCCGCTACTGCTCACCAAATCGAAATTCACAGGATAATTCTCACCGAAATTGATGGTGATACCCTTGAAATCCGTAGCAGGAACATTGAGATTGATTGTAAGCTCGAACTGTGCTTGTGTAAGGAGCTTATTGCTGATAATACCTGTATCAAGGTAAGCGTTGGAAGCGTTCTGCCGGGGGAGGAAAAACATCGTCCCGTCAACTTTGGTGAAATTCTCCTCAAGAGTAGCGTAGATGGTATCATCGGTCTTTTCGGACAGGATATTTGCAGAGTTGGAATAGTAGGTGAAATCACCCTGTTCGACCTTTGCTTTCGCCTGTGCTTCTTGGTTGAGCAGACCGAACGAAATCATAATATACGCTCTCTCGCGGAGAGAGGATTTCATGCTCTCTTTATACGCTTTTGAAACCTTTTGCACAAAATCCCCTCCTTACTCTCCGCAGTCAATCAGATTTACCTTGCAATTTCTGTAGTGTGTCGGTTTCCCATTCTCATCGACCCAATAGGGTTCTGCGGTTCTATCGCCGCAGTACATTTTGATGGTCTTGAGGGAGTTCGACACCGGGTCAGTGAAAGTCACATATACGAAAAAGTGACTCAATACATTTAATATCTGCGCCCACTGGTCGGCGGTGAGCCAAGACCATTCAAGACTGTCAATCTTGTACTGGTCTCGACCCACACGCTGACCGACTACCGCGCCGTTGGCATTTCTACCCGCGTCCACCACGGTAGTCACAGTGGGGCGTACCCCTCGCTTCGGAGGAGGTAGCTCATAACCGTTGATTGCCAAATAAGCCATTCTCACCCCTCCTTATCGTGCGAATACATAGCCGTTGGCTTTTTTCTGAGTAGTAACCGCGTCATTGACAACACGATTGCCAATCTGAACAACGGTCTGTTCCTGCTTGTCAGCTTGCCTACGCATATCGTCTGCCATCTGCGACAGGGTAGGTTCGATATACTCTCTGTAGAACTCCTCCATGCCCTCCTTGAAGCCCGTTGCCGTGACCGTGCTGTGCGCCGCCACATCAGCGGAAACAGACTGTGCGAACGAATCACTGTTGTAGTATTTCAGAGAGGAGGTGTCTACGGCAAAGCTCATGGTCGGACTCACGCTTGTAAACGAGTTCGCCCAATCCGTCACAACACCCTTTGTCGTGCCGCCGAGGTTGGCGATACCGAGGTTATAGCCGAGAACGGTGTCCTCACCGATACGCATAAACCGCTTGGACGGGGAATTGGAGTCCAACGCCGCTTTGTATGCTTCTGCCGCGTCATTCGCCCAACGCCGCATATACGGTCGAGTCGTATCGTAGAAATCGTTGATACCGTTGTTGAAACCACTGATAACATCTTTTGCAATGTCATAGAAAACCTTGTAGGAGACAATTCCCGTAAAAGCGTTCTTTACAGTGTTCGCAAACGACACCATACCGCTCTTAGCCGTAGCGTAGTTATTGGTGATACCGTTGTTGAAACCACTTACAATATCTTTGGCGTAGTTACCGAATGTCGTTCGGTTGATTGCACCAAAGGACGCAGAGGTGAACCAGTTCTTGAGGTTGGAAGCCCAAGAAATGAAGCTCGACTTGCAGGTCGCGGCGTTGGTGTTCAGCGAGTTCTTGAACCCGTCTACCAGTGTCTTTGCCGCGTTGGAGAAGTCAGAGGACTTGGACTTGATACCGTCCACAAAGCCCGTTACGAGCTTTTGACCGACCTCTTTCATGTTCACGAACATACCCGTGGACAGCTCAACATTGCTGTTGCAGAGGGTTTCCATTTCGGTAAGGAAGCCTTTATACTGCTTGAGCAGGTCGATTGCTGTTTGCAGTTCGGGTACGGCTACTCTCAGCTTTTCGTTGAGGGTAGTGGTCTGTCCATAGATGTCCTCTACATCGGTTGCCAGCTTATCAATGGGGTCTTGCGTGAACCAACCGATGATGGTGTCGATGGTTGCGCTCAGTCCGGCAATAGCCGAAACCTCTGTGTACCGAACGACCTCACCTGCAAACGCGGTCATGAAGTCCACGAACTGACTCATATTGGTGGATAGGGTCGGGAGCTTTTCGTTGAGCCTGTCAAGAGCAGGAGCAAGGTTGTTTCCAAGCTCGTCTGCCACAGCGACCAAACTCTCTACAAAGAGAACGAACGCCGCCGCCAGTTCGACAAGCAGAGCCGTACCGAGACCGATAGCCAACGGGAGCAGACCTGCGCTTGCGACAGTAGCCACGCCGAGAGCGGCAGTCACTACACCAATACCAACAAGCAGAGCCGTACCGAGACCAATAGCTGTCGCAATGGTTTCCCCGTTATCAAGAACGGGTTGCCATGCTTGCCCGATTTCGTCCAAACCTTTGCCGATAGCCCAAATCTCTACGAGGAACAGTCCCGTTGCGACACCCAACTCCGCGAGGATTGCTGTGCCAAGGGCAATGTTCACGATGAGCGGAGTACCGACAGAGCCGAGCAGAGCCGTTACCACGCCGACAGCCGCCAAGATACCGACACCGATACCCATAGCCGCCGCGACAGTACCGCCGTTGTCGATTACGGGTTGCCACGATTCACCGACCTGTCCGAGCAGGACACCGAGTCCCAAGACCGCACCCACGATGAGACCTGCGGCAATGGCTACCTCGCCAATAATGACGATACCCAAGCCGAGGTTCTTTGCGAGAGAAGTGAGGTTCGGGGACAGCTTCGTGCTGACCGTGGTACTCAAGGTAGAAGTTGTATCGCTGACGGTCGTTAGTGCTTCGACCGCTTTGGTTGCGTTGAGCGTGTCTTTGACTGCTTCAATCTTCTTGAATGCAAGGACAAGCCCACCAACAAGCATTAACGCACCGCTTGCTACCTCAATCCAGTTTACATTGTCGAAATCCCCCGTGGTAAAGCCAGTAAGCAGAGCCTTGAGGTTTTGGAGAATCAGCGATACACCGCTTATTGTCAGACCAATACCCGTCAGCTTAAAATTGGAGAATACCAAGCCTACGCCGGACAGAAACAGACCCAAGTTTTTGGTAAGTGAGGTGGCGTTTTCCCAATTCACACCTGTCTTCACCATATCGCTAATATCGGACACGATACCCGCGATACCCGATATGATTAGAGCCACACCGCCATACTTGACCTGTCCGAGTAGCAAGAACGCCGCGCCTACACCCTCTGCGAATCCACTAAGGAGCTTGGTTACATTGGTGAAATTAGCACCGTTCTTCATAATATCTTGGATAGCTTCTTTCATGGTGTTCCAAGCGTCCAAGAACAGAGCCAACCCAGTGATTTTGAAACCAACACTGCCTAAGATGTTAAATCCTTTCATCGTAGACAGCCATTCCAACGCTTTGATTAAGCCCTTTGCAACTTTCCACGCCGCAAAACACGCGCCAATAGCCGTAACAATCGGAATGAGTTCCTTGAGCTTTTCTTTGAGTTCTGCGACCTGCTGATTGACGGAATCGAAAATGCTCTCATCCCACAGTTTGTCAACATTGAGCAGACCGCCGCCACCCGCACCGCCGATACCA